AAAGGGATACTAGGTAAGGGTGGAAAGTGTATTTTTGGGGGTGGGTTTTCTTCTGTTTGCACCTCCTTTGTACCTTCGGGTCTTCGTAAATCTTGCGGAGGTACGACCAAAGGTTGATATGAGGGAACATCGGCTGTAGGGAGAGGTAATGAAGGGGTTTGCACGTTAAAGGTGGGTGGTAACTTTATCGTGGGTAAATTTATACTGTCCAATAAGGCTTCTCACCTAGAAGACTTGTATCCCATTGAGCCTTGAGAGCATCTGTATCTGCTGCATTTTCAATCTCAGCAGCAGCAGGGGCATCTCTTAATGCTTGCTTTTTAGCAACAATGTCTGTAGTAGAAGCACCTGTTTCTAACGCTTTGTTAAATTCAGCATCAAGTTCTGCAAATTTAGGTGCTCTTGCTTCTCTTATTTTGTTTTTGTGAACTTCTTTGGCTTTTGCCATGTCCACTTTGATAATACTCATTAGTCTCCAACTCCATCTGTAAGATCTGCTTCGTCAACAGTCCAAGCATCTCTAAAATTTCCATCTGCTGGTAAGTCTGAATCTTCAATAAATCCATACTTTTTACCTGTTGGTGTGCACTTTTTCGCTATTTCTTCGTCAGTCCACTCTTCACCTGTAGATGGATTTATAACTCCAGATACTCTTGTAGTAATAGCTACAATTCCGTTATCTTGTAAGTAAACACTTCTTTTTGGCATTAGCTATCTCCTATAAATGCAGCTGTAGCTAACGCACTTGGGGTTAAACTAGCGTTAGCATTGATTCCCGGATAACACCAGTTAACTCTACAGCTTGATGTAGTCATCATACTTTCTGCATATCTATTAGGTGCACAATATATTAAGTTACCATCTTGGTGGCTATCCCAATAAGATCCTGTACCAAAGACAACATAATCATTGTTTTCTGGGTTAGTATTAAAAGTGATAGTAATATCTCCTCCAACATGATCTGTAAAGCTAGAGACGTTATAACTGTCTCTAACTGAACCACCATTTCTAGAGTCTCCATTCCACCATGCAAAGCATGCGTTATCTCCTCTAAATCCCATTATGATACCTCCGTTAAATTAAATTTGTACTTTTTACCAGAACGGTTATTTTTTAAGAACAAGTCTGATTCTCCTTCTTGTATAGTCCAGTTACCCCAGCTACCATCAATATCATTAGCACCGCCTTCGTTAGATAAGTGAAGGTCATTGGTAAATACGTTTGACCAACGGTATGATGATGTACCTAGAGATCTACTGTTATTTCCATCAGGTCTAAGTTGATGACAAATTACATCACCTGTAAACTCACCACCAGCTAAAGGCATTTTTGTGGTATCATTTGCAGAAGTAATATACCCAGCACCGTTTGTTAACTGGTTATTGTTAGTTGGAATAGTTGGCTTGTTAGCGAAATTTGTGTAATCAAGATAATAAGAACCATGTTGACCATCAAGTAAGTCTGCATCTAGTGTAGAGCCAGTTCCATCATTACCACTGTGCCAGACAGTTCTAGCGTTTCCACCTTCTACAAATACTAAACCACTAGAACCATTAGCAATTCGTAAAGCTTCACCTGTTTCTTCATTTACAAGTTGTAAATAACCAGCACCAGACCATTGAATATAGCATTTACTTGTAGTACCTTCTTGAAATTGTATATAAGGATTAGTTGATCCACGTAAAAGAATTTTTGCATCACTGCTACCACTTGTAGCTCCTATAACTATTGGATATGCACCATTATCTTCAAAACCAATTTGTGATGTTATCACATCATCTACATCTGATCTTACAAAACTTGCAGAACTTACTCCATCTAAAAGGTCAGCATCAAGTCCACTTCCAGCACCATCTACAGTTTTAATAGCTGTAAGTATCTCACTAGCTGATTGGTCAGCAGTAGCTCCAGATTCAATACCACTTAATTTACTATTCATGGCTGCTACGTCAGCACCGTCAACTGTACCTGTAACTGTGATGTTTCCTGTTACGTCAAGACCAGCATTTGCATCTACATTTGTACTAAAGGTAACTCCGCTACCAGTAAAAAAAGCATCATCGTTTCCGTCAAAACCTAGTTCTAATCGGCTATTACCATTGTCCAGATAAATTGCTCTGCCAGCAGTATCATCACTGATAAGCATAAAGTTATCAGCTTGAATATGTATATCACCATCAACAGCAATTATTTCATTTGTATTTGAGCTGCTTTCATGGAATATTTCTAAATTATTAGCAGAACCAGTACCAAATGAGATTTTATGATCGTCAGCTAAAGATATTGGGTTAGCAAGTTTTGAACCAGCTATTGCAGCAGATGCGTTAATTTCTGCGTTAGTTAAAGTAGTACCTAACCTTCCTTTAATATTAGCACCAGATACGTTTGCCATATCTTCAGCAGCTACTGGATGTCCTCCAGCTGTTGAGCCGTCATGTACGACAAGTGTTTCCTTGTCTGTATCTACAGTAACTTCGCCCTCGGCTCCGGTAAAGCTACCATGTTGCGAGGTTGTGCCTCGTCTTAGTTTTAATAATTTTGCCATTTAAATTGTTCCGAAGTCGAGTTGTAAGTTTGAACCATCTATAGTACCAATATTCGACATGTTGTTATTTTGTCCGTCTAGTGTGCCACCTAATTGAGGTGATGTATCACCGACTAAATCTGTAGTTACGTTTCCAACTGCTGTTGTTACATATGCAGTTGTTGCTACTTTTGTACTATTATCTGATGTGCCTTGAGTAGTTGCGGTTACACCGTTAGTCAATACTCCAGAGCTAGATGTTAGACCACCAAATAATGTGTCTCTAGTTGCTATGTCTACACCATCAACTGTACCTGATACCACAATATTTCCTGTGGCACTTATACCGCTAGATGTAATCTCTAATTTTGTATTACCCGAATCTTGTAATTTAATATTACCTGTACCAGACGCATTAATAATTGAGTCGTTAGTATTATGGAATATTTGTAAATCTGAATCAGCACCAAATTTAGCTTTTATGTTATCGTTATATTTGTTATCTCCAGTAAATATAACACCAGAAGTTGTAGCAAAGTTACCAGTAGCAGTAACACCACCTTGCCATGCAGAACCGTTGTAAACTCTTAACTCGTTAGCGGATGTATTAAAAAACAAGTCTCCTACATCTAAGCTAGTTGTTGGGTTAGTAGAGCCTATACGATATCTATTTGCAAAAGTGTTTACATCAGAAATACTAGATGCAACTGTAGATACATTAGAATTATTGTTAGCAACTGTTGTAACGTTAGCTGCAATACCAGCCACTGTGCTCACGTTAGATGATATACCAGCAACTGTAGTTATATTACTAGATATGCCTGCGAGCGTATTCATGTCAGATACGATTGCTGATGTACCCAAAGTATTCATATCAGCCACAGCATCAGCAGTACCAAGTCTTCCTATTTCTGTATCTCTAGCAGCTACTGTGCCTATATCTGTAGCATCGTTTGCGACAGCAGTTACGTTAGCTTGAATACCAGCTACAGTTGAAACATTAGCTGAGATACCAGCTACTGTAGTCACATTACTTGCAATACCGGCAACAGTTGTGATGTTACTCGATATGTCTGCCAGTGTATCCATGTCGGACACAATCGCTGTAGTACCTAAAGTATTCATGTCAGCGACAGCATCAGCTGTACCTAGCCTTCCAATCTCTGTATCTCTAGCAGCTACAGTTCCTATATCAGTTGCGTCTGCTGCAACCGCAGTTATATTTGATGCAATACCAGCAACAGTAGTTACATTACTAGCTATGCCTGCTACTGTAGTTACATTAGAACTAATACCTTGTACAGTATTTAAGTTGTTTATGTTATCAGCTACAGTTTGGATTTTAGTTATGTCATCCGAAACTGTTTTAAGTGGGTCATCTTTGACAGTTATGGTATTACCCATAGCATTACCGTGTGTGCTACAGTAATATCTAAAACCTGTAGGTTGTGACTCTGGTATTTTTATTGATACCTTAGCACCAGCTTGACCAGCTGTACCTGTAACTGTTACGTCTGTAGTATAAGCACCTGAGTCTGTTTTAAAACGTAAAGGATGGGAAGCATTAGTATTATCGCTTAGATCAAAAGTATATGTCCAACCTTTATATAATGTAAGAGCTTTAGCAGGGTTTGCACTATCACCATCTAAGACATACTTGTTACCACCAGAGTTTACAACTGTAGTAGTAAATGTTATTTCATCTTCTAATATATCAGCAACTATATCAAGAGATCCGTTGGAGCTACCTGTAGTCACTGCTGATGTGATAAGACCTAAGTCTTCACTGTATGTTATAGCACCTGATACAATAGCTATGTCTGCTAGAACTTGTTGTGTAGGTGTTACAGCTGCAAATGAACTTCCATCATACACCTGTACATTATCATTACTGCTATCAAACCACAAGTCACCTTCTGCTAGTGACGAGCCGTCAGCTCTTTGTGTAGGTGCACTACCACTAATTTGGTATAGATCAGCAAAGTTATTTATATCAACTACGTTTGCACCAGCTGCAACAATATTAGTTATGTTATTTGCAACTGTTGTAACCTCTGTAGCCTTGGGTACAAGCCTATGAAAGGTGTAAGTATGTAAGGTACTGGTTGACTCTACTAGAAAACCAAAGCCTGTAGGTATAGCAGCAGTTACACCAGTTATAGTAATATTAGCATTGTTAGCTAAATTACCGTTAGCTATTGTAACTGTTGTACCACTTGGAGTTAATGTAGTAGTTGCTGCCTGTATACTTAATATAGCTGCTTGTCCTGTCGCTCCTTGTGGGTTTGTGTTAGGAAAATGTTGTTCGCTATCAATAGCTGTAAAACCACCAACCTCATCAATAAGGTCAATAATTCTTGCGTTAATAGCAGCAGTAGTAGCTACAAATGAGTCAGAGTTACTCCAAGTCATTCCACTGTTAATATTTTCAGTAGAGTCTTGTCTTAAAAATCTAGCTTCAGCTTCTGTTTCTGTGTAGTATCTAGCATCTAATACGTTTTGACCAGCACTAGCACTTGGATTAAGTTCAGTCTCTGTGTAGTATCTACCGTCTAATGTACCTGTTGCTATCTCTGCATTTGTTACAGCACCACCTTGTATATGCTCAGTTCCGATAGCATCATCAGCTATCTTTGTACTATCTACAATGTCAGCTGCTAAATGTTCTCTGTCTATTGATCCATCTACGTAGTGCTCTGAGTTAACTGAATTGTCTGCTAGTTTAGTACTATCTATTATGTCTGCTTCCAAATGTTGACGATCAATAGATCCATCTACATAATGTTCAGAATCTATCTGGTCATCAGCGATAAGTGCATTTGTTATTTGGTTTGTACCTATGTCAGCTGTTTGTATTGTTCCGTTAACAATGTTATCAGTACTAACTGTTATATCTGTAGGTAATGCACCACTACCTAGCTTTTCCATAGTTACATTGTCATTTAATATTTTGACTGTTGTAACTGCGTTTGACCCGATAGCTGTGGCATCTACTGACCCCGGTGCGTAGTGCTCAGTGTCAATAGAATCGGCTACTAGATGTTCAGAGT